AGTAACAGCAGCCCTAGCTTCATCAAAGTTTTTATAATCGCCAAAATGCTCTACGTGCCAATCGTTTGAATAGTAATCCTTCAAATCTTCACTGCTACCCACGACAATTTCGATATGATCTTGATCTGAGTCGTGCTCACAGTATCCGCTGAATGTGTTTTTTTGTATGTGACATGTTTTATTGTATGTATTCATTTCTGTGTTTCCTTAATTTATTTAACTTACTTTATTTATCACTTAAATGTTTTATTCCCAGCCTAATTTTTTTTCGATTTCACTTTCTGATAAACCAAAATCAACCAATGCGAATATACAACTGTCAGAAACAATTGGTATATCAGCTTTCGCAACAAGAATAAGATTATCTATATTGGTGAATTTTTTTGCAGCTTCATTTGCTTTTCTTTGCATATTTTTGCTAATAATTGCGCCATCAAATTCTTTATACGCGTTTTTTAACATGTTTAATTGTGTATTTGTTAATAATTTTTGCATTTCAATATTTCCTTTGTTTATTTAACTTACTTTTATTATTATACACATATAATTAATATTGGCAAGTGTTTTGTGTGTGTATTTATATATTTATATAAGTTGTGTTGCATAAATAAAAAAATTGTATTATTATCGACCTTTACCATAAAAGGAGATACATATTATGGAAGACAAGAAACCCGCAATGAAAACAGCGCAAGCAAAAAGAGAGTATAAGAATAAATGTGATGCACCTTTAGACATCGCTAGCTTAGCTGACGTACGAAAGGGCATCATTGATTCTCACAAAAAGACGCGTCGTGCTGTTAGAGCATATAACAACGATTTTATTATGATGAAAGACTCCGGACAATAAACTATGTCACGTACACCTGGGTTAATAGAAGAAAAGATTATGATAGCTGAGGATGCTTATCTTCAGGGAGCTAGTAACGAGATGGTTGCTGACTGCTTGGGAATAGCGTCCTCTACTCTTTATTATTATATTAATAACGGTGTGCGTGATTTAGAGAACGGTAATGTTGACTCAATATATGCACGATTCCTGACAGTTACAAAAAAGGCTAAGTATAAGTACGAGATGAGTCAATGTAAGTTGATAGAGCTTGCAGCTGAAGAGCCTAAAAACTGGACAGCTAGAGCTTGGTTGCTAGAGAGAAGAAGCCCCAAATCATTTGGCAGAAATGCTGAAGAGCTAAGACAGTCTAAGTTGCTTGAAGAGAAGATAGATGAGGTCAAAAAGATGTTCAATGATAAGATGGGAACTTCGGGCGATCTGTCTTGATAGCCATTTTCTTGTTCTACGATAAAACGTACGGAATTAACAATTCTCTGGCATTTAGTAAGGACTTAAAGCATTGCAATATAATAACATTTGATGGGCGTGGTTACGTGATGACGACATTGGATCAGACTGGAATAAGCAGTAGGATCATAAGAATAGGTAATTTATCAAAGTTCTTGAAGAGGCTTCCGGCCTTGATGCCAGATCTTTCATCAATTATCTCTACATTCATTAACTGTAGAGCTAAGAGAAAGTGGAACCCATTAAGTATTAATAGCTGTAACGAGGTTTCAAGAAGGATAAGCGGTATAGATTTGCCTATAACTTTCAATGTTGCAACTTTATACTATTATTTAATATATTTTAATGGTAAAAGAGAGTATGACATTGACTATATATGGAGAAGAACATAATGGGTGGAAGTAGTGACGAAGCTGACAAGATGAACGATAGGCTTGAACAGCAACAGCGTAAAGCTGATGCAGATTTAGAATCAAGAAGAGTATCTCTTGCAAGAACGAGGATGGATATAGTCAAATCTCTTGGCACTCCGCAGTGGCAAAACCCAGATGCACCTAGCTCTGATACATCGCCAACTGAATTATAAAGGTAGGAAAGCATATGGATATGCAAGAAATATACCAGAGATACAGCCAAGCCCGTGAATACAAAGATAGATGGCTAGGTCTTTACCAGAGATTATACGACTACGTACTCCCTGATAGGGATGCTTTCAATGTTAAGTGGAATTATACAGATGTAGGTAAGCCTACAACTGAACAAGTTTGGGACTCTACGCCTATTTTGGCAGCTGATCAAAGGGCAAATGACCTTCAGTCTTTGCTCATTCCCAAAGATAGAGTTTGGGGAAGCTTCACAATGGATCCTCATATGTGGGATGAGAACGAGATCGTGGCTGCTCAACCAACTATAGACTCCATAAACTCTAGAATTATGTACTATATCAACGGCAGTAATCTTTCGCGTGAAGCGTATGGAAGTAATTTAGATTTGGTTGGCGGAACTGGGGTGCTGTATGTTGATAGTCCTAACGATGATATGCCGCTTAGGTTCAGGTCAATACCTTCCGTGTCTACTTATATCGAGCAAACATCAAGCGATGTTATTAATACTTGTTGGGTAGAGACTGTAATGATTGGTTACAAGATCCTTAAAGACTTCCCGGATATTAGCGGAAGAGTTAAGGAAACAGTAACTAGGGACCCTGGAAATACATACTCAGTTCTGTATAACCAGATTGAGCTAGCAGAAGATAAGTTTTATGTGTTTGCTACCATTCCTGATCTGGATGCCCATAGACCTATATTTGAGACTGAGGTTGATTACAGGCAGATAATTATCTTTAGAGATAAAGTTAGGCCTGGTGAGAGTGAAGGGAGAGGAATTGGGTTAGATCTATTGCCTTTGATTGTTGACTTGAACCAAATGGTTAGAGACGACCGTAAGAACAAAGCACTAAAGGCTGATCCTATATTATTCTATGACAGCAATAGTATGTTGAATCCTTGGTCATTACGTAAGTTATCTGGAGCTATGATAGCTAGACAGTCTGGGCAGCGTAATCCATTAGAAGCTATGCAGATGCCAGTGTATCCAGAGGTAATGGAGCATGAACAGATCCTTAGAAATCAGATCATTAAGGGCTTTCAGGTTGACCCTCTTGGTGAGGTTGATTCTCCTGTCAAGTCAGCCACTGAGATATCCATCAGAGAGAACAGAGCACAGCGCTCAAGTGCTACTGATATGTCCAGAATTATTAATGAACTGCCAAAGCAGGTGTTTGAAACATGCGCCAAAATCTTAGCTAAGAGAAGCTTGCTAACTAAAGAGCGAAATATTAATGACATAGATGTTACAAAGCTTAGGTTTGACTTCAAATCTCCTTTGTTTAATATACAGAAGCAAGAGAACTTAGATAACTTTGCCCAGAACTTACAGATGAAGCAACAGTTCTTTGGTGAGGGAGCCGCATTAGCCTCTGTTGATATGGGAGAAGCTAATCAATTTATGACTGAGAACAGTAATCTTCCTGCTAAGCTGTTCAAAGATAAAGATACAATGAATAAACTTATGCAAGCTATGGGTGAAGCTGGGCAGCAAGGTGCACTACCTACTCCAAGTACTCAAGCTGCTGATGTTCAATTACCACAAACTACTCCGGAGCAATTCTAGATGGAAGCTATTGACCTACTTGAAGAAGGAAAGATTGATAGATCAGAATATCATACCTACTTGTTGTTCGAAGAAATTGATCATGGCAGAGAATATTTAAGAAGAATGTTTGAGGCTGTGTGTATGGAGGAGCCTGATAACTATTCTTCAGAAGCTCCATTCGCATGGCAAGATGGGCGAAGATCCGTCTTTAGAGATATAAAACGATGTATAAATGAGGTTCAGATTAAACTTAACATTTATGAGGGAAACTAATATGTCAGAAGAGATACAAGACACAACAACAGTAATTGAAGAAGAGCCTAAGTTGTATGCTGGGAAGTTTGCAACAGTTGAAGAGTTAGAAAAGGGATACAACTCAAGCCTTCCTGTTCACATTAAGAATAAAGAACTTGAAGAAAAGCTGTCTAGAATGACGGCCATTCCAGAACAATACACATTACCAGAAGGAATTGAATTAGATGAAAATGCGATTAATGATATTGTCTCTCTCTCTAAAAATGCTGGGCTTAATCAAGACCAGTTTAACCTGGCTGCTGACAAGCTCTATAAAGCTAATACCGATTATAGAAACAAAATTGAGGAGCGAAAAGCTTCGGTTGGAGAAGAAAAACTTAATTTAGTTAATTCTTACATCAATGATAACCTTAAAGGATTAAGTGATTCCATTAAAGGTGACATCCTAACAAAGGTTATTACAGATGAATCCTCACTTAGTGCTGTGCTAGATAGTAGAGCTAACAAGCTTAATACTTCAGTTCCAGGAATGGATGCTAACTCTACACCTGGTAAAAAGTTCGATATGGATGCTCAGCTAAGAGAAGCCTCTATGGAGACGACAAAAGACCCTGGAAGCGCAGAGAAGCGGGCTAGATACATTGAATTATGTAATCAAGCTGCCAAGCTAAGGAATTCATAGTAGTTTAATAAGGCATAGTGTTGACTTAAAGCTCAAATATTTGTACTATTGATATATCTGGAATCTGGCCCCATTTTTGGATAACCCAAACGATAGATCAAATTATTTTCAGCCCCTCACGGATAACCTGATTGATAGTTAATTATTATACTTAATTTTTAACCTGTTATTAGGAGTC